TCCGCATCTCGGCGCCGGTCGACGTGATCGCGCCCAGGGTATGGAAGTCGATCCCGGTTGCAATACCCGCCATTCGACAATTCGAGTTCGCGAGCGGCGAGCCGTCGCGTTGCGTGATCGGGACGGGCCGATACATCGTCACCACCTACGGCTCTGGCGCGACACGCTCGAGCGCCGGCGCGCGATCCGGCCGCCGTCGGCCGCGTTGTGCGCGCGGCACTGCGCCTCTAGGTTCGTCATCTGGTACGGCTCGCCGCCGTCGACGAGCGCCGTCCGGTGCCCGGCCTCGCGGGCGAGCCGACCGCAGATGCGTCCAGGCGCCGATTCGACCTGGCAGCGGTATCCGTCGCGGGCGAGCACAGCCGGCCGGGCCGACTTGCGCCAGATCGGCGAGTCGTAGCAGCGGGTCACTACGTCAGGACCTCGACCAGCCGGTCCCAATCGGACGGCCGCCAGACGCAGACGGCGAGCCAGCCGTGCAGGCGCTCGATCCGGCGCAGGTAGTCGAGCACTTCGGACTGCTCCGCCCGGACGGTCCCGTACTCCGACTTCAGTTCGACGAACAGCATCCGGCCGTCCCGCTCGCGGGTCATGACGAGGTCGGGCCAGCCCGCGCCCAGGGGGCCCGAGACGGGCGTGCGCCAGCCGCGGTGCGTCTGCGCCGGGCGGAAGTGCGCCCAGCGCCAGCCCATCAGTTCTGCCGCTTCCACGACGTTCGCCATGAAGTCGTGCTCCGTCATCTCGGCGGCGCGGAGGGCTACCACGGCGGGACGAACCCGGCCGCGAGCATCAGATCGCCGAAGGAGCCCGACGGAACCGGGGGCGATTCCGTCGGGCTCTGTTGCGCCGGACGGACGGGAAGAACGTCCGGCGCGGGAAGAAGCGTCATCTGTCCGGGCGCGATCCGGCCCGTGAACCGGCGCAGCATCCCCATCCGTGCGGGGTAGCGGTGCCAGTACGGCACGCCGAATGAGAACCGGATGCCGCCCTTGCAGCCGCGCACCGGCTGGATCAGCACCACGCCGAGCGCGTGGAGCCGGTGCACGAGCCGGTGCATCGTGCTCGCCGCAACCCCGTACGAGCGGAGCGGTTCGAGTTCGTACCACGTGCGGGATTTATGTCGGGCCTTCGCCTCGATCGCGCGCATCTCGGCATAGACGCGAGCGAGCCCGACGCCGACGACCACGTCCATAGCCCAGCCGGGGGATGGGAGGCTGAGCACGGCGTTCATTGCCGCGCCCGACGGGCGATCGCCCGTGTCGTCAAATCCCCGTGCGTTGTCGGCCACAGATGTCCGGGGTTGACGCACCACGCGTTCGGACAGGAGCGGGCAAGTTCCAGGCCGGCCGCAATAGGCCCATTGACCGCCTCATACATGACGCGGTGCGCGGGGGCGAGTCGTCCGTTCGTGTCGCGTATGCGCCCGTTCGGCGGGTTCTTGCCGGCCGCGGCGCCCATCCAGCGCCAGCAGTCGCCTTCGTGGCGCACGTGACGCAACGCACGGGACAGCACCGTGCCGCGGCTGTAAATCCTCATTGCCCGCTCGCCCAGTCGCGGTACCGCCGGCCGACGTTCCGCGAGAACGCCCACTCGATCGGGACGCCGCGAGCCCTGCCCGCGCCGCGCCAGCCGTTGCGGATGCGAAGCGCGTGCTCATACGAGACGCCGAAGTGCCGAACCGACGGCCAGACGTTCCCGTGATGGCGCCGTATCTCGGCTGCGATCAGATCAACGGGGTAGCGCCTGGGACGGGCGGGCTCGCCGTTGAGTTCGACGAACCGCCGGGCAGTGTCAGTGAGCCGGTTGCCGGCGCCTACTTCCGATAAGGGAAGGGCTGTCCGGCACGGTTGCGGTTTATGTCTGATCGAATTCGGCTCTTTCATCAGACGAGCCCGAGCCGGTGCAGGGCCCGATCGAAGAGCAGGAACAGACGAACTCGGAAGGGGGCGCGATCACCCGTCAAAGTGGAACGCATCGCCGCTATCCTCCCCGTAGGTCGTGAGACAACCTAGACAGTACAGCGCGCCGGCAAGCCGCGTTGTGCCAGTCCGCATCGCCCGGTGACTCGTGACGGATCACCGGGCGATCGTGTGTCCGGCGCCCCTGGATGGACGGTCGAAGGACGCCGGCGGCCGAATGTTAGTAACCAAGGTACGGGAGTCTTCAGTACGGCCGGATTCGCTGTAGAGGGGCGATCCGGCCTACGTACTGAAGGGGGGCAACATTCGCCGACGCCCGGGCCGCCCGACGATCACGGACGGGAGCGAACCGACGTGATCGCCGACGGGTGAGAAGTCCGGCCGCCGGCGACGAGAGACTACGCGCCGACGCCGACCCGGAACACGATCAGCGCGATCGCGAGCAGGAGCGTCGCCCAGGCGAGCAGGTCCGCACGCTCCCGGGCGAGTTCGACGCCGACGAGCACGGCGGCCGCGCCGGCCAGCGCGAGCACGACGGCCTCGGATGTCATGCCGGGAGCGGCGCGATGCCGTCGGCCTCTTCCAGCCGATCCTCCAACGCTTCGCGCAGGAGCGTCGCCGTGCTCATCCGGCAGAACAGGGCCTGCAGGAACGCCGACGGTCCCGGTCCGTAGGTGACGGTATTCCACGCGAGCCCGTTCGCCGGCAGGGGACCGATCGTGATCGGGCCGCGATACCACTCGAACGCGAGCGCGTTGGTCCCGATGCCGGTCCCGATGCCCGCGCCGCTCATCGTTGCGCCGGCCGTCTGCGCGTTCCGCAGGGTCACGTTCACATTGTCATGGAGCACGGCGATGTACCGCCCGGCCGGGAGGGCGAGTGGCGTCCCCAGCGTGATGATCTTGACGCCGAGCGTCGACGCGTCGAACAGGCCGAAGTCGGCCACGAGCGTCGTGACCTGCCAGTTCGTGTCCGCGTTGTAGAGCCCCGCGCGGACCTGCGCGCCGGCGCCCGCCGTCGTCACCTCGATCGCGAGCTGGTCGATCGTGTACGGCGCCTCGACGAACCACGGGTAGTACGACTGGTACGGCGTGTTCAGCGCCTTCGTCGTCGTGCCGATCGGCTGCGATCCCGGCGTGTACCACCACGCTGCGCCCGAACCGTGAATGTGACCGGGGTCGACCGCCGAGCCGCCACCCGATCCCGGGGGTCCCGTCGGCCCGGTCGGTCCCGTCGGCCCTGTCGGCCCTGTTGGTCCCGGTGGTCCTGTCGCGCCCGTGGAGCCCGCAGGACCGGCCGGTCCCTGCGGTCCGGTGCCTCCGGCCGCTCCGGGCGTGCCCGCGGCGCCCGGTGGTCCCTGCGGCCCCGTGGACCCGTCCGCGCCGTCGTCGCCCGGAGGCCCGGCGCTGCCCGGAGGCCCGGCAGGGCCGGGCGGGCCGGCGAGCCCCTCGACGACCTCGATGACCTCGATCGGCGGCAGTTCCGCGATCTCGATGATCTCGTCCGTCATGGCAGGACCGTCACGTCGTCGACGATGCGCACCGGGCCCGCGAGGATCGTGCGCACGGCGCCCGATGGATAGGTGAGTTCCAGGTCCCAGCGGGCCCGTGCCGTGACCGTGTCCGGCCACGCACCGGCCCCGATCGTGACGTGGACGACGTTCGGCAGTTCGACCACGCAATCCATTGCGAGGATCAGAGCGTCGCCCGGATCGGTGCGCAGTTCCGCGCGTGGCACAACGTCGGTAAGGTCCGCGGGCGTGCCGTCGATCGCGTCGGACCAGATGCGGACCGCGAGCGGATACGTGTCGCCGCGGTACAGATCGAGCGACTTAGATGCCGGAAGCGTCATGGCGTGCTCACTCTACGAGTAGTAGACACGCAGACGCATCTGCGTCAGATAGACGGATTCCGGCAGGCTGGTCGGCGCCGTGCCCGCAGCGTGACGGCTCGACGTGATCACCAACTGCGTCTGCGCCCCTGCGCCCTTCTTGATCGCCGCGGCCAGGCTCACGTCGTCGAACGCGATGAAGATGCCGCCGCGGTAGGCACGCGACGTGTTCAGCGTCGCGCGGATCGGGTACGTCGACATGCTCGCGGGGGCGATCCAGTCGGCCGTGACGAGCGACGGCATCCAGCCGCCGGACGGGTAGGAGCGGAGTTGCAGGTCAAAGTCGGTGAACGCGACCGGCCCCGGATCGACGGGCGCGGCCGGGATGCCACGGCGCTGCACCTGCCCGCCGAATTCGGCGCGCGTGACCGTCGCGCCGGACGGGATCGCCGACGTGTCGAACCACAGGAACGTCTCCCAGCGGTCGCCGTTGATGTCCTGCCCGACGTAGCCCTCGACAAGGCCGCTCGATACCGGCGCGTCGACCACGCCGGAAATCTGATGCAGGTAGTACGACGGCAGGGACGCGCCCTTATGGATGAACGTCGGCGCCGTGACGATCGGTTCGGTGATCGCGTCGACTTCAAACGTGCCCGGCGCGATCGAAACCCGCTGTCCGATCACCTGGACGACGTGGTCGGGCTGCCCGGTCGCCTTCACGGTCCAGACGGCGCCGAACTCCGCGCAGGCGATCTGTTTCACCTGCGCGCCGATCGGGATCATCGTGCCGAGCACGGTCAGGACCGGGGGCGGGTTGAGGCGATCGAGGATGTAGTTCGCCCACAGGTCCCACGGCTGGGGCGTCTCCGGTGGCAGCGGCGACACGGGTGGCGGGGCAGGGTACGGCGGGCCGCCCCCGAACGCGAGGGTGCCCGGATCGCCGGTCACACTGCGGTACTGGTCGGGCGGCAGGTTGGGGCCGTACGTGCCGTAGCCACCATTCAACACGATGTGATTCCGCAAGCGGCCGAGCCCCATCGCCTGCCACATATCGGTCAGGCCGACGCCGCCGCAGTTGATCACGGCGCTCGACGCTGGCGGGGTGACGCCGCCGCGGTCGATCCAGCCGATCCGGCCGTCCCGCATCGGGAACAGTTTCCCGAGTTCGGCGAACCGGATTTCGTGCAGCCCGTCGAGCGCGGAGCCCGACACGTACTGATTGCCGCGGTACTCGCCCCGGATGCCATTCGGGAAGTACTGCTTCGCCGTCGGCCATTGCACGTAGGCGAGCACGAACTGCGCCTGTTCGGCCGATGTCGCCACCCGCGAGAGCAGTTGCATCTCGTCGGGCAGGAGCCGGACGGAGAGTTGACCGATCGGATCGAGCCCGTTGAGATCGGCGATCTGCGACGCGTGATCCCAGCCCCACGTCTGGAGGACCCCCGTCCAGGCCGCCGCGCCGTCGACAGTGACCCGGAACCCGAGCCCGATCTGGAGCACGCCCAGGAACGGCGACGACGGATTGTCGGGGTCGTACTTGCGCGTCGGGTCGTAGAGCGAGACACGGAGAGTGCCGCCCTCGCATTCGGTGAGCGGCCCCAGTGCCTCCGACGCGCCCCACGTCCAGGATGCCGAAGTCGTGTCGCAGGTGATGTCCGTCCACGCGCCCGAGAGGAACAGTTGGATCGCGACATTGGCGCCGTTGATCAGCGCCATCAGGCTGTGCTCCGGTCCAACCCTCGCGTGAACGGCCCGGAGCCGCCGTTGTTGCGGCTCCAGCGCCGGATGGCGCGCATCACTTCCTCCGGATCGGCCGACATCACGTTGACGTTGACGGTCGTGGCGCCCATCGGCACGACCGCGCGCCCCGAGCGCCTGGACACGCCCACGCCGCCGGCCGTCGGCGCCGCGAGGCTGAACGGCAGGGACGGCAGGCTGATCGACGGCAGTTTGATGTTCTGGATCGCGCCGAGCAGATCGCCGACAAGGCCCATCACCTTGTCGATCCAGCCGGCGATCGTGGAGAAGACGCCGGTGATCGTGTTGCCCATCGTCTGGAACGCGGCCGCGACCTGCCCGATGATCCGCATGATGTCCGCGCTGTGGGTTTTCCAGAGCAGTGCGAGCGCGGCGACGGCGACGCCGATCGCGAGGATCGGGATGAGCACGGGCGCCAGCGCCACGATCGTGCCGGCCGCCGCGAGGGCCGCCGCGGCCGCCCAGGCGACGAATGCCGGGATGACCGTCGCGAGCAGGATGCCGCCGATCACGAGGAACGCCGGCCCGATCACGTCGAGGTTCTGCATGAAGATTTTCACGATCGCGATGACGGCATCGATGGCAGGCTTCAGGGCCTTCAGGAGGATCGAGACGAGTTCGCCGACCGCGGCCATGACGGGCACCAGGACCGGGATGATCTCGTCCAGGATCGGCAGGAACGCGCCGCCGATCGTCTCCCCCAGTTCGCTGAAGGAGTCCGTCGCGACCTGGAGTTGACCTTCGGTCGACGCGGCGAACAGGTCCGCTTGCCCGGCCGCTGCCTTCTGCGCGTTCGCGAGCGTGTCCGATGCCGTGGCGCCCTTTTCGAGCCCGGGCAGGAGTTTCGTGAGCGCCCCGTCGGAGCCCGCCAGGGCCTTGCTGACAGCGTCGGCCGCCTGCGCGAGTGGGACGCCGGCCGCGCGCGCCACGTCCTGCGCGGTCGCAAGGTCGGCCGTCGCCAGCGTGACATCCCCCGTCGCCGTGACGAGGGACGCGAGCGCGTCGCGCGTCTCGCTGTCGGTGAACGCCTTCGCCTGCGATGCGGCGATGGCGTCGTTGATCTGCTGCGTTGACGTGGCCGTGGCCGCGCCTGCGTTCGTGACCGCCTGTTCCAGTTTCTCCTGTTCGGCGCGGTCGTCGGCGGCCGCCTTCGTCATCCCGGCAATGGCGATCACGGCGACGGACGCAGCGCCGACGATGGCGCCGCCCGCGAGGATCGCCGCGGGCGAGATGCCGCCGATCGCGTCGGAGGCCTTCTTTGCGCCCGCTTCGAGCCCGCCGGTATCGGCGACGAACTTCGTGACGACTTCGAGGCCGCCCGCCATCAGTCGGCCGCCGTCAGTTCGGAGGAGTCAACGACGTTGAGACGCGGCCCCGGCCGCTCAGCGTCCAGCCACGCGATCAGTTCGCCGGCCGTCAGTTCGCGCACGTCGGCGGGCGAGAGATGCGTGATCCGGCAGACGTTCACGAGCCAGGCGTCCCACGCCGACGCGACGGCTTCGCGCCGGCCGGCGTAGGGTCCGGCGGTTCCGTCACCACGTCGAGCCCGTACGTCTGCGCCCGCTCCCAGGTGAGCCCGGGGTCCGCCCGACGGGCGATGATCCAGGCGAACGCCTGCCCGAGTTCGAGCCCGGTCCAGCCGTCCTTCGATTGAATCTGTTCGACCAGATCACCGGGGCCGATGCCGAGCGTCCGGCCGATCGTCATCAGTTCGTACGCCGTGAGCACGTCGGCCCGGATCATCGAGGAACTGATGCGCAGGACGGGCGTGCGGGTCGTCGCGACGATGGCATCGAGGTCGATCACGTCGGGATCGTGCCCGTTCGTCTCGCTCACGTGCGCTTCGCGATGATGGCGGCCATCCGCTGTTCGTAGGCGGGCTGCGCGGCACGTTCCATCGCGTCGATCCCGGCCCGCATCATCCGGGCGCCCTGGACGTACTTCGTGCCGTACTCGACGTACGGCCAGTACGGGACGCCCACTTCGAGAATCGCGTCCTGCGGCGTTGCGTCCGACGCGATCGACGCGCGCAGGCGGCCGGTCGCGACGGGGGCGCGGCCCTGCGCCGCCCGCGCGCCGGCCTCGGCAATGGCACGGTTGGGTTCGGTCATGTCGTGGGCGTCGGACGCAATGCCCTGGTAGGCCGCCTGCGCCGCGTCAACGCCCGTGACTTCCACGGGCGCCGCCATCACGCCGCCTTGGTCTTTGTTGTCGGTGCCTCTTCCTCGGGCTCCGTCTGCGCAATTTCGGTCGTCGGCGTGGTGCTCGCGAGCGTCGGCCGGACGGTGCACGGGAGTTCGACTTCGTACTCCGCCCACTCACCCGACTGGCCGCCGTAGGCGCCTTCGGTGATCACGACTGTCGCGTCGATGCCCGGTGTCGCCGCGGCGAAGGCGGCCGACTTGCCGTGTGCCTGGATGACGCACCGAGCAGTGGCGCCCGCATTCGTCCAGAGGAAGAGGGACAGGCCGCCGGTCGCCCAGTCCTGCACGCCCTTCAGATGGATGGCGTACGACGACGGCCCCTGCTGCGAGATGTTGTCGCACAGGGTCGCGTACTCCTTCACGTCGCCGGGCGTGGCGAGCAGTTCCGCCGTCTGCACGTCGCAGTTGTATTCGACCGCCGCCGAGAACAATCCGGGCGGGATGACGAATTTGACCGACGCATCCTTGATGAACAGTCGCGCCACAGTCGCGCTCCCTTCAGGTATTTATTTCGACGGTCAGGACGGCCGCGCGATGCGACACGCCTGCGATGCTCAGTTGCGCGGGTGGCGCGATCACGCCGACGACCCGCCCGTACGGGTTCTCATCGAGCACGCCCCACGTCAGTTCGAGCAGGGCGTCCAGGGCGTCGAGGGGTGCGACCGCGTCGATCGGGACCAGGGCCACGACTTCGAGACGCCACGTCTCGATACAGGCCGGAATCAGCGATGGTGAGCGGTACGGCGAGCCCGGCCGGATGTACAGGGCCGGCAGGGAAGGGGCCGTGGGCGGTTCCTCCGCTGCCACGGACAGGTTCGGGCCGCCGGCCGCTGCCAGCGCATCGCGCAGATCGTGCCGAACGCTCACGCGATGCCGAAGTCAGAGCGGAGCCCGAGGAGCAGGGCGTCCGCGTCCGTCATCAGCGACCGCATGTACATCGGCATGTCCTGCGGCCCGCCGATCACGCCGTAGGGCGCCTCCGGATCGTGGTAGAAGCGAAGCGCGCCGTTCAGCGCAAGTTGGTGGATGCGTTCGGGGATCGCGCCCCCGAGCGGGTCGAACGGGTCGGAGCCGCTACCAAAGGTCCGACCCGTCCGCGTGTCGATCCACTCGCTGATCGCCGACGCGGCAGTATCTGCCCGGGCCCGGTCCGCGCCGGGCCCGAGGATTCCGACCAGTTCGTCGACGGTGACGTACTGCACGGGTTACTTGCGCGACCGACCGGCCGCTTCCTCGTCGGCCGCGACGAGCGTCAGCGTCGACTTCACGATGCCCTTCGGAATCTGGATCGCGGACGCGCCCATCCCCCAGATCGCGATATCACGGCCGAGTTTCGCGACATCCTCGGCGCTGATCGGGAAGGGCCCATCCTCATACCACCCGGCCGCGAGGTCGTTGGTAATGAGATGGACGTTGCCGGTGAGATACGGCGCCTGCACCACTTCGAGCCCGGAAATGTTGATCCGGAGCGTGGATGCCTGCGCGGTGCCCGCGACGTTGGATGTGCCGTAGGCAGGTGCGACGAGGCCTGGCAGTCCGCCGAGCCGGAGGAATTCGGCCGGCGACACGAGGTCCACGGTGGCCGGTTTGCCGGTGGCGGCGAGCACCTGGGCCGATGCCGCGAACAGCGCGGCGCGCACCACATCGGCCACCGCTGTTGCCGAGATGACGACGGTGCCTGTCGCGCCGGCGGCGAGCGCCAGTTCGTAGGCGGCCTCCGTCTCGCGTGCGTACGCGATCGAGAGGATCCGTTCGTACGCGGCGACGTACGACGGCGACGAGCGCCGGATCAACTGGTAGGAAACGTCCGAGCCGCCGGCGTAGGTCGCGATCGCGGCGACGCCAGTCAGCAACTTGACCTTGACGGAATTGATTTCCGTTTTCTGCGCCGCCTGCACGGCGATCACGGCGTCGAGATCGAGCGCCGGATCGAGATACGGCCAATTGAGGTTCATGCCCTCGCGGGGGAGCGGGTGCGGGCCGCCGGTCGCCGTGATCGCCGGCCGGGTGAACGTCATGATGCCGACGACTTCGGTCAGCCAGCCAGGCTGCATGACGCCCGGGCTGTCGGACGTGATCTGATCGGCGAGCACGCGCGCCATCAGTTGCCCGACTTCGGGATCGGCATACGCCGCGTCGAGGTAGTCGACGATCGTCGCGTACCGCGCGAGCGGCGACACGACACGGGAACCGGCGCCGGCCGCCTCGATCGCCGTCATGCGCCGTTGCATGTCGGCCCGGAGTGAGTCGAGCGCGTCCGCGTTGTCCGCGTTGCGTGCCAGCACCGTGACGCGCGCGCCGGGCGCCGGGGTCGGCTCCGGATCGGGGTCGGGCACGGGGTCGGGCGTCGGGGTCGGAGTTCGTTCGAGCATTTCGGGTTCTCCCTCGCTGCGCACGGCGACGACGCCGGCCGATGGATAGGCGCCGCGCTCGACGATGCCGACGCGCCGCAGGCTTGCCCGTGTCCGTTCGATCACGCCATCGGGCGCCATGCGTGACAGGACCGGTTCGAACACGACGGACGCACGCGAATACACGCCATCTCGGACGAGTTCGAGCAGTTCATCCCCGGCGGGCACGCGCGACACGCGGAACGTGGCGTACGGTCCGTCGTCGCGGTCCTCGATCGCCTCCGCCCGGCCGACCAGGCGCACGCCCGGATCGCGGCCATGCGCGCCGATCGCTTCGAGACTGACGCTGCGCGGGTCCGTCCCGCGGAACGCGCCGCGCGTGAAGCGCTCCCGCCCTTCGGCCGCGTTGCCGACTTCGCCCCACTGGAGCAGCCGGATTTCAATCGTCCGGCCGTCCGAATCGGAGCGGACCTGCACGCGATCGCCGACCGCTTCGGCCGTGAGCAGTTCGGTCATGGCGTCGGTACCTCGATCGGGCTGGCAGCCTGCGTGGGCTTCAGGGACGGCGGAATCTGCGGGTTCGAAGTCGGCGGCTGCCCGAGTTTCGCCCGCACTTCGGGCACGTCGTAGATGCCGGCCGCGATCGCCGCCGCGTACGTCGCGACCGCCTCCGGTTCGGCGAGCCGGCGCAGTTCGTCGAAGGAGAACCGGATGACCTGCGTCCGCGGGAGGAGGTCCGAGAGCCCTTCTTCGATCGGCGACAGGTACGCCGGCTGGAGCGTCACCCGGACGAGCGTGTCGAGCATCGCGGCGACGTTCTGGTACGTGAGCGATGACGAGTTCAGCGAGACGAGGAGCAGTTCGGCGGGCACGATTCCGAACATGCGCGCGACGTCCTGATCGCCGCGGCCGCGCGACTCCAACAGCTGCGACGACGACGGATCCGTGCCCGTCGCCGAGAGATCCCAGCCGGCGCCCAGGACGCCGGGCGAGTGGTCCCGGTGGTTCGCGACCCAGCGTGCCTTCGCGGCCGCGGCTTCGGTATCTGTCAACGAGCCCGAAAACTTCAACGTGACGTCGGGCACGGCGCCCGTGTCGAACCAGTCGGCCGCATAGAGTTCCGTCCCCATCACGCGCGCGAGCGCGTCGGCGTACTGGTCGAAGATCGAGCGGCCGCGCAGTTCGCCGGCGCGCCGGTTCGCCGCGATGTGCAGGACGTCGCGCCCTTCGATCAGTTCGCGGTCCTGCCAGTGGTACCGCCGGGTGATCGGTTGGGTCGCCCACTCGACCTGTACGTCGTCGGCCGGGAGCACGACGGCGACGTCTGGCCAGCCCTCCGCGTTCCGGCCGGTCGCCGGCAGCCACAGGAACGCGTCGCCGTCGTCGATCAGGGACGACGCGATCTGCGCGAGCCACTCGTACCGCGTGATGCCCGGCTGCGGCCGCGTCACGACGGCCGGTTGCGAGTCCATCGCGACGCCGCCGCGGTAGGCGACGGGCTCGAGTTGCGCGATCGAGCTGATCAGGAGTTGCCGGGCCCGGCCGACGGACGGGAGCCCGAGATAGTCGGCCGCGCCCAGGCGCCGGTCGACTTCCCATTGGATCTGCCCGCCGAGATCCGACTCGGACGGCGCCGACGTCGGCATCGCCGTGAACCGATCCCAGGCGTTCTTCAACCCCTCGAACACGCTCGCCACAGTACTACCCGGGTACTAGTACCTCGGCACGAAAAGATCGCGTCTAGAAAGGGATCTCGCAGGGAGTAAACCGTGCTAGGGGACCGGAGGTACCGGAGGACCGGAACCGGTCCTGTTCAGCGGCTATCCGGCGTGCTAGTAGATGCGCGCGTCTAGCGCCGGCGCCGTCGACCACGCCCAGCGTGCGAGCGTCGCGGCGATGAGGGGAGCGGGGTCGGCCGCGTCGGGCGTGCGGGCCCACGCCCAGGCGTCGCCCAGGTTCCGCTTGCGCGCGCCGATCACGGCGTCGTCGAGCGCCGGCTGGCCACGGTGGGCGAGCCGCACGGCCGCGACGTCATCGAAGAACGCGCCGCACGCCTGCCCGTAGGTGCGGCCGGTGCAGAGTGCGAGCGGGATCCCGGTGAGCGACAGGGACGCGACGAGCGAACCCGCCGGCGCCGCGGGATCGATCGCGACGCCCGACGGCCGCCAGCGGTCGACGAGTTCCCGGATCCGCCCTGGGATCCAGTCGGTCCCGTCGCGCCGGTCGACGAGTTCGACGTGCACGCGCCCGTCGGCCCGCCCGCCCGCAGCTGCGATCGAGCCCGACGCGCGATCGGGCGCGACGTCGATCCCGAACGCGATCGAGCCCGCCGGCGCCGACGCCGGATCGAGACACGCGAGCCAGGCGGCGAGATCGAACACGGGGATCCCCTTCGGCGCCCAGCGGTTCAGATACGCGCGGGCGAACTCGCCCGAGTCCATGCTCGCGAAGTCGGCCGCCACCGTGTCCTCGTCGATCGTCACGCCGAGCGCCGGCATCGCGAGCCGCCAGGTCGCCGGATCGTCGACCGCCATATCGTCGGGTGCGCTCCACTCGAAGTACGCGACGCCCTCGCGCTCGTCGGCTTCGACGCGGGCTCGCCCGTCGTCGACACGCTCGCGCAGGAACGTCGACGTTTCGGTGCCAGCCGTCGAGAGGATCCAGAGTTGCGCGTCCCGGCGCGTGACCATTGCCGGGCGGAACGCCTGTACGAGGCGGTCGTCGACCTGGGCGAACGCCTCGTCGATGAATGCCTCGTCGAGCGTGAACCCGTGCCCGGATTTCTCGCCCGATGCCGTGATGCCGAGCACCGATCCCGTGCGCCAGGAGACACGCTCCGAGCCGTTCGACTTGCGCACGCGGAACAGGCGTCGGAGTGGCGAGTGTTCGAGCGTTTCCACCTGCTCGATCCACTTCGCGCGCGCGTCGTTGCGCGTCTGCGCCGTGTAGAGAACCCGTTGCGGGCGACCGAACGAGAGGCACCGATCGACCGATACCGCGAGGATCAGCGTCGTCTTGCCCTGCTGGCGGGGGACCGTGACGCGAACCTCGCGGTAGTACGGGATCCCGCGCTCGTCGTGTTCGCCGGCGACGTCGGCGACGAGTTGCTGCCACTCCATCAGCGGAGTGCCGATCAGCGTCGCGGCGCGCCCGATGCGATCGCCGAACGTCGCGCGGTCAGGGCTTCGGCGTGTCGCGTAGCGCGGCGCCGCGAATAAGGAAGTTGACGGCGCGATCGAGTTCGTCATCGTCGGGCGTTG